CCATGAAGTTAGCGATGGGAATGTTCCCAAACCATGAAATGTGAAATAGGGAACGTTCCCATGACGGGTTCTTAGCAAGTATGCGTTAGATACTATTCACCAGATAATAAGTCATGGGTAAAGTTTTTACTCACCCTGGTTGAAATATCGTGGGGATAGGTATAAAGTTTTCCCCACCAAGATATAGTTAGTGTGAGGAATGAATGAGTAAATCAGTGAGGGATAATCCACCGGATTCGGTGAGATATGCTGGATTCAGCGAGCAGGACAGATACCGAACGCTCTATGATGACATCACGGCAAATGGGACCGTCATCCACTATGTGGACCGCCATGCGTTGGGCGAACTCGCCGTCAGTCTATGCCAGATGGACTATCTCCGGCAAGATATCAATGAGAGGGGCGTGGCCATGGAGGTTGAGGGTGACCGGGCCAGAGTGACCAAGCGCAACCCCTCACTCGACGCTATCCAGAGACTTTACCCTGTGGTTATGAAACTGTTCGGCGAGTTCAAAATGACCCCCAATTCTCGGGGTAAGAATTTCAGCGGTACTGGGGAAACCCCCGGTACGAAGGATGATGGGTTCGGGGAGGTTTGATATGAGTGAATTACTGAGTAACACCCCACTGGGTTGGTATCGACTCGGCACCCGTCTTCGCAAGAAGTCTGGGTCATCCTGGCAGGGCCGTGTGGTCGGCTACTACTCTACCAACCTGACCCCTGTTGGTTACTGCATAGAGAGTGAGCGTGAACCAGGGTCTGTGCAGATATACCCTGCCAGTGCTCTGGAGTATGTGGAGACTCCATGAACTACGAGAAGAAGCTGAAAGCGATGGGTCTGTCTCTGGACGACTACGCCTTCCCTGAGCTGACTCCGGGTGACCAGGATTGGCGGTGGGCTCACAAGTACTGCCATGACATTTTGAAGGGGATTATTCCTTCATGCACGTCAATGAAGTGGGCAGCCGAGCGGCATTTTCGTGACCTGACAAACAGTGATTTTTATTTCGATGAAGTCGCGGCTAACTCGATTGTTGCCTGGTTCAGATTCTGCCCCATCATCAAGGGCTCCCGAGCTGGTCAGCCAACCACACTTGACCCATCACAGATATTCATTGCCTGCTCGGTGATGGCGTGGAAGTGGGCTGAAGACCGGTTCGAGGTAGACGAGGACACAGGTGTGATGATGCAGACTCGTCACGCTCACAAGCGTCGATTCAACCAGATGTACGCACAGGTGAGCCGTAAGTACGGCAAGACCACGTTCACGGCTGGGCTCATCCTCTACATCATGTTCAAGTACGGGTATGGCCCCAGGGCCTTCTCATTGGCTACCAAGCGGGACCAGGCTAAGGAGGTGTGGCAGGTGGCTTGGAAGATGATTAAGTTGTCCCCACGGCTCTCCCAGATCTTCCAGCCACGGGCCAATGACATCCTCATGCCGGACAAGGCCGGTGAGTTCAAACCACTGGCGAGCGACAGTAACAGCCTCGACGGTCTGGACCCCGTGGTTGCGTGTCTCGATGAGTGCCACGCCATCAAGGACCGGAACCTGTATGGGGTGTTGATATCCGCCTTTGGTGCCAACGAGGGTGGGGAGTTCCTCTTTGCCGTCATCACCACTGCTGGATTCATACTCGATGGGCTATGCACGGATTTATATAAAAACGGTAAGAGGGTGCTTGACCCGAAAGACCCAACCACTCAGGACAATTACTTCTACGCTATATTTGAGATCGACAGTGATGATTCCTGGGATGACGAGCGGGCGTGGTTCAAATCCAACCCAGGTCTTGTCTTTGGAAGACCCTCACTTCAATATCTCCGGGATCGTTATCAAGAAGCGAAGATGAGTGTCCAGGAGCGCGGGAATTTCATAACTAAGCACCTAAATATCTTTGTAAATTCTTCAGACCGTTTTCTTGACATAAATGAATTAATTTTAAATCGTGTTCAAGGACTTGATATTAACGACTATCTTGGTAAGAAGTGTTGGGTCGGAATTGACAGGGCAATGATCCACGATATTACCAGTTTCGCCATGCTTTTCCCTGATTCTGACGGTGGAGTAACTGTGTTCTGGATAAATCTTCTTCCACAAAAAACAATTGATTCAGTGGGAGACTATTTGAAAAGTGTTTATCATAAAGCTGTTGATTCTGGTGACCTTCGTGTAGTTCTCAGCCCGACAGTTCGAGATGAAGACATCAAGCGAGTTATTGAAGAAATAAGCAATAAATTCAAAGTTGAACATTTTTGTTTCGACCCTTGGCACCTTACCGAGTTGTCAACTGATATGAGTAATTTAGGATTCCCCATGTTGTCTGTATCACAGGGTACATCGAACATGAGTGAACCGGCCAAAAAAGTAGAGGCTTTGGTTAAGGAAGGTCAACTCAGATATAACTCTGGATTATTTGAGTACGCTTGTGGTTGTGCCATGATAAACATCACTCGTCAGAATAACGTCCAAATTTATCGTGAAGATGTTCGTAATGATAAAATAGACCCACTGATAAGTTTAATAATAGCGTTGAGTGCTGCAACACTCTTGAACCCTGATAAAAACGTTTATGAAGAAAGAGGCTTTCTCTTCCTTTAAGTTGTGGTATGCTTGTGATGTGGCTAGGTTTAGCGGCCGAAAAGACACTGCGCTGAGTGTCCCGCCACATCACTCTTCCAGCGAACCTTCAGCGAGGTTGTCAATGCGAAAACTCACCACTCAAGAATTTATAGACCGTGCTCGTGCTATCCATGGGAATAGATATGGCTACAGCATGGTTGAGTACAATGATTCGAAAAAGAAAATTCTAATCCACTGCCCTGACCATGGAATATTTGAACAGACACCTAACACTCACTTAACCGGTAGTAAATGCCCTGCTTGTTCTCAAATTTTAAAATCAGCCTCATTGAAACTTACCACTCAAGAATTTATTGATAGTGCTCGTGCCGCCCATGGTTGTAAGTATGACTATACGTTTTCTGTGTACCAGTCAGCACATGAGAAAGTAGTTATCCAATGCAATGAACATGGGTTGTTTTATCAAACACCGAACAGTCACCTCAGTGGAAAAGGTTGCCCCGGTTGTGGTCAAAAATCAACATCACACTCATTAAGGTCAACAACTCAAAAGTTCATTGAAAAAGCAAGATATGTTCATGGACCTGACAAATATGACTACTCACAGGTGAGATATATTACAATTAACAAAAAAGTAACTATCATCTGCAAAAAACACGGTGAGTTTAAACAAACACCTCACAACCATGTTTCTGGTCAGAATTGTCCTTCTTGTTCAGATAAGAGGCACACTACTGATATGTTCATAGAAAACGCAATAGACGTTCATGGACATGGTGTATTTGACTACAGTACTGTTAATTACAAGCAGGCGCACCAAAAAGTAATTATTAACTGTCCTGAGCACGGACCATTCAGTCAAACACCGAACAGTCACCTCAATGGAAAAGGTTGTCCGGGTTGTGGTAATGGTGGGTTTGACCGGACTAAACGTGGTTATCTATACATGCTTCGGTCTCGTTGTGGTCGCTATGTAAAAATAGGTATCACACACGACCCTGACCGCCGTCACGCTCAGTTAGCTAAATCAACACCATTCGAGTTCAAGAGAATTGAACTGATAGAAGGCCCTGGTTCATGGGTAGCCGATATGGAGAAGAAGCTACTCAGCATGAGTGAACCAGTTGTGTTTCAGCAATCCTTTGACGGCTATACTGAATGGCGATTGTGGTCTGAAGAGTTACGTAATACACTGACATCATTTTAACAAGAGAATCATCCATATGGGACTGTTTAGCGGATTGAAAAATCTGTTTTCTGACGGCAAGACCCCCCATCAGAAATCTGACCCACCGGTGAGTGCGGGAGCTATCACCCTCGACATGCTCACATCTGGTTCCTATAACAGTAGTCTGGCCCTCAAGATAGAATGTGTCTATGCGGCCATCAGGGACAAGAGTGAAACAATCGGGCAAATTCCGCTGAAGCTCTATCGTAAGGAAACGGGCAAAGCCCGCGAGACCATCGAGTCCAACCGTAACTATAAGATCTTCACGCAAACACCTAATTCGTATATGACCATGCAAGGGTTTCTTGAAATGCTGGTTGTATCGATGGAGAGATTCGGAGCCTTCTACGCTTATATCGAGCGGAATGACCGAGGCTCTGTCATGAGCATTGTTCCGTTTCGTAATCAAGCTAACGTGCGCCCTCAGATGGACGTCAATGGTAATGTCTACATGACATACACCCGCAATGACGGTACCCTGGGTGATGCCTATAAGCTGGAAGATCTATTCATCGTCAAGGGTTTCACGCTGGATGGGTATACCCCGGTCAGCCCGATGATGCAGACAGCTTCGCTGCTCGGTATTGCTCAGGCACAGGAAGAGAGTCAGCTCGAAACTCAAACCAACGGGATTACGTCCCAGATGGCGCTGAGTACTGACCAAATATTTAATGATGATGGGGCCAAGCAACGGCTGAAAACGGAGTGGGAGTCGTATCGTGGTCCTGCTGGCCGTTCTCGTGTGCCAATCTTCGAGCAGGGACTTAAACCCATATCGTTGAAGCTCACCCCGGCTGAAACCGAACTACTGAAGAACCGGGAGTATACTGTCAACCGAATTTGCCGGACATTCCGGGTGCCCATTCATCGCGTCGGTGTTCAGCAGTCGGGGTCTGGTTCAGTTAACATGTTCGATCTCGACGAGGCTTACATGAGGGATAGTTTGAATCCTATCCTGAAAAAGGCTGAGTTCGCGTTCAACCAGCTTTTACCTGCCGGGTTTGAAGTGCAGTTCGACCGCAATGCGTTCTTTGCTGGTTCACCATGGCGACTGATGGCCCACATTGAGAAAGGACTTAAAGGCGGCGTATTGTCAGTCAACGAATCCCGTGGTGCTCTTGGGTTAGAACCCATTGAGGGCGGTGACGTATTCGCCATTGATTCCAACAACGTCATTTATGGTGACTGGCGGAATCTGGAATCCATGCAAGAACGCCTATACGGTGAACCATCTACTCCTGATACCCCAGTTAATGAGGACGAAAACAATGCGGACTAAATTTATTGACCTGGGCGTGATGGACTTCAAAGCCCTCCCGTCCGGTGAGCGGGCCTTCTCCTGCTATGGCAACGTGAAGGGCAACGTTGACCACGCCCGTGACCGTGTAGTCGAAGGCGCGTACCGCGACAGCATTACACGTCACAAGACAGCCGGGACCATGCCGAAAATGTTCTGGATGCACGACCCGTGGTCCACCCCCGTGGGTGTTTGGACTTCCATGGAAGAGGACTCTAAAGGTCTGTATATGGAAGGCCGGTTCTCCAACACCCCCAAGGGTGTCGAGCAATACGAGCTGTATAAGGACGGTGCCCTCGATTCATTCTCCATTGGTTATAAGGTGAATGAGGAAGCCTACAACAGTACTCTGAAATGCAACGACTTGATTAAGATCGACATCATTGAAGTCAGCTCAGTGACCTTTGCCTGTAATGAAGAATCTCGACTGGTGGGTATTAAAAACAGGCTTGGTGAGGGTAAAACTCTGACCAAAGCGGAATTGCGGGAATTGCTGGAAACCATCCCAGTTGGTTTAAGCCGCAACCAGATTAACCGGATCACCAACGACTATCACCCGAACGGTGAATCGATTGACCCGGACGAAGTAAAATCGTTACTTGAAGGTTCTACTTTGTTCAAGTAACCTGTTGTCATCACATGGATATGTTGATACCGCTTGGATAAGCGTCACCGACTAAAAATTCAACCAGCAAGGAGTCCACAATGGACCTGGAACAACTGAAGGCGCTTATCGAAAAAGCCACGGCTAATTTCGAGGCTCAGAAAAAAGAAAATGCTGAACTCACCATTCAGATCAAATCCCAGCAAGAGAAGTTTGATTCGCTGAAGGGCGAACTCGACAAGCTCAAAGACGGCGACAAAGACCAAGCCAAGAAACTGGCTGAGCAGATGGAAGAGGTTCTTAACGAAGTCTCCGACCTGCGTAGCAAGTACAAGACTCCAGCTGCTGTTATCACCGACGAACAAAAGCAGGCCATGCACGATGCCGTGCTGAAGCCGGTTATTGCAGCCTGGTTGAAAGGTAAGACCAACGGGACTGTGCCGGACTTCACTAAATTCGTGGAGCAACACGGCGCTGAGCAGTTCAAGACACTGAACATCACCAATCCTGATGAAGGTGGTCGTGCTGTTGCTGAAATCCTGTCCCGTGATGTGATCGAGTACGCTCGTGAATACTCACCGGTACTGGGTCAGGTTGGTCGCAAAGCCTCTATGACTCGCAACTTCCGTGAGCTGGTTCTAGTTACCTATCCATCTGTTCAGGAAGGTATCGAGAACGTAGCCGGTGTGGATGTGGCTGAAACCAGCACCCAAGAATACAAAGAAGTGAAGTCCAAGGAGTTCAAGGTTGATGCTAAACCGCGCATCACCGACGAAGCCATGTACGGCGCTGACATGGACCTCTACGGTGACCTGGTTCGTCTGCTCGGTCGTGAGGTCTCTATCTACCTGGCCGCTC